GACAACGTGTACCGCCCGCTGCAGGCCATGATCCGTACCGGCCCGCTGGGCGAGTTGATGCGGGTCGGCGAGCAGTTCATCCGCCTGCCGAATGACGGCCGCATCGACGTCGTGACGTCGTCCGCCCAGTCCCGGCTGGGTAACCCGGTGACGTTCGTGCTGCAGGATGAGACGCAGCTGTGGACGGTGGCGAACAAGATGGATCGGGTCGCCACCACACAGCGCCGCGGCGCGGCCGGTATGGGTGGCCGGACGATGGAGACCACGAACGCGTGGAACCCGTCTGAGGATTCGGTGGCGCAGCGCACTGCAGAGGCGAAGGTCAAGGACATCTTTCGCTTCCACCGGGTGCCGCCGGCGTCGCTGTCGTACAAGAACAAGGCGGAGCGCCGGAGGATCCACCGCTTCGTCTATGCGGGCTCAACGCACGTCGACCTCGATGCGATCGAAGCCGAGGCTGCGGAGCTCATGGAGAAGGATCCGGAGCAGGCGGAGCGGTTCTTCGGGAACCGCATCGTGTACGGCTCGGGGTCATGGATGAACGGCGACGCCTGGGACGCCCTGGCCGAGCAGCGCGAGGTGCCGGACGGGACGACGGTCGTGGCTGGCTTCGACGGCTCCGATGTCGACGACCACACCGCCCTGCGGTTGGAGACCCTGGATGGCTACCAGTTCACTCCGACGTTCGGCCCGGATGAGCTGCCGACGATCTGGAATCCTGCCGACTACGGCGGCCAGGTTCCGCGCCTCGAGGTCGACGCTGCCGTCGATGAAGTGTTCTCCCGCTACGACGTGGTCCGGCTCTATGCGGACCCGCCGTATTGGGAGACCGAGGTTGACGCGTGGGCCGAGAAGTACGGCGAGAAGCGCGTAGTCCGCTGGTACACGTACCGCACAGTGCAGATGCACGCGGCGGCTGAGCGGCTACTGACGGACGTGAACAAGGCGGATTCGAGCTTCCGGCACGATGGCTGCCCCATCACGGCGGTTCACGTCCGTAACGCTCGCAAGGCGGCCCGGACTGGCGGGCGCTACGTCCTGGGAAAGGCGAGCGCGGCGCAGAAGATCGACGCTGCCATTCCGAGCATCCTCGCCCACGAGGCTGCCGGGGACGCGGTGGCTGCTGGCCAGGCCCGCCCGAAGAAGAAATCGAAGATGCTCGTGCTGAGATGAGGTGAGTCCGTGGACCGGTCGGAGCTGGACTGGTTGAAGCACCTCATCTCCTGCCACGACAAGGAGTTGCCGGAGCTGAAGCGGCTGAACTCGTATTACGAGGGTCGGCAGCCGCTCAGCTACATGGCTCCGGAGTTGCAGGCAGAGCTGCAGGAGACGGTTCGACAGGTTGTCATCAACTGGCCCCGTCTGGTGGTGGATAGCGTCGAGGAGCGCCTGGACGTCGAGGGCTTCCGTTTCCCGGGTGAGCCGGCCGCCGACGAGGAGCTGTGGCGGATCTGGCAGGCCAACGACATGGACACACAGTCCCAGCAGGGGCATCTCGATGCCCTGATCATGGGCCGGGCCTATGTCGTGATCGGCAGCCGCGAGGACGACGGTACGACGCCGCTGGTGACGGTCGAGAGCCCGCTGGACATGTTCGCCGAGTTCGACCCGCGGACGCGCGTGGTGCGGGCGGCCGTCCGGCGGTGGACGGAGGAGGCTGAGGGCGGCGCGAAGATCGAGCACGCCACCCTGCTGCTGCCGGACGCCACCTCGTTCTGGGTGAAGGTGAAGGGCGAGTGGGTCGAGGACCCGGAACTCGAGCGTGACGACCATGAGATCGGCGAAGTCATGGTCGAGGTGCTGGCCAATCGGCCGCGCCTGAAGTGTCCGAACGGCGTCTCGGAGCTGATGGACGTCATCCCGATCTCGGATGCGGCCTGCAAGGTGGCCACGGACATGATGGTGTCGGCGGAGTATCACGCGACGCCGCGCCGGGTGGCGTTCGGGTTCGGCGAGGAGGACTTCGTCGACCCGGAGGGCCGCCGGGTGTCCGCGTTTTCGCGGATCATCGGGCGGATGTGGGCGACGGAGAAGAACCGCAAGGACGACGGGGCGGATGTCATTCAGTTCCCCGAGGCGTCTCTGTCGAATTTCCACGACACGATCAACCAGTTGGCGACGCTCGTAGCCAGCCTGGCTGGCCTGCCGCCGCACTTCATGGGGCACGCCACGGACAACCCGGCCTCGGCCGACGGCATCCGTAGTGCGGAGACGCGCCTGGTGAAGCGCAGCGAGCGGAAGCAGCGCGGCAACGGCGGCACGTGGGAGCGGGTGCAGCGGAAGGTGCTGCGCATCCGTGACGGCGCATGGGATCCGCGGTCGCGTTCGCTGGAGACGATCTGGCGGGATGCTTCGACGCCAACGGTCGCGCAGTCTGCTGATGCTGCGGTGAAGAAGTTCCAGGCCGGGATCGTGCCGCTGCGGCAGACCCGCGAGGATCTGGGCTACACGCAGGCGCAGATCGAACGCATGGAGGAGCTGGACGAGAAGGCTGCCCAGGATGCGATGCAGCGCATCATGTCCGGCGACCTTGCCGCCCTGGAGGCTGGCCCGAAGCCGCCCGAGGAGCCCGCACTATCGCCGCCTGAGCCTGTCCCGGTGAGCTGACGTGCAGGCCACCCGGTCTGTGCGTGAGCTGGCGCTGGCGTTCCAGGCGGCGCAGGCCCGGCGGACCCGGCTCACGGCGAACGAGGTGCAACGCCTCTGGACCCAGCTGGACCGCGCGGATCTTTCGGGGTCCTGGAACGCCTCGGTGGGCCCGCGGATCGTCAGGGCGATCACGGCTGGGCAGCTGTCGTCGGCGAACGCGGCGGACGCCTACGTGGATGAGGTGGTCGACGCGGAAGGCGCGGACCCCGACCGGGTGGGCCGGGTGCGCCCCGAAGCGTTCGCTGGTCTCGCTGCGGACGGTCGGAGCCTGGATTCGCTGATGCTCCTGTCGGTGATCACCACAAAGCAGGGGATCGCGGGCGGCCTGTCGACGGATGACGCGATGATGCGGGGCCTGAGCCAGGCGCTGCGGTTGTCGTCGTCGGAGGTGACGCAGGCCGGCCGGTCCGCGGTCGGTTCCAGCATGGTCGGTCAGCGGACGATCCAGGGCTATGTGCGGGTGGTCAATCCCCCTGCGTGCAGCCGCTGCATCATCTTGGCGGGTCGCGAGTACGGCTGGAACAAGGGCTTCCAGAGGCACCCGCGCTGTGACTGCGTGCACCTGCCGACGACGCTGGTCGCACGGCATCAGCGGCGCGGTTTCATCGACCCGAACGACTACTTCAACAGCCTCTCGGCCGCTGAGCAGAACCGGGTCTTCGGCCTCGCCGGCGCTCGCGCGATCCGCGAGGGCGCGGACATGGGGCAGATCGTGAACGCCCGCCGCGGCATGTACACCACGACCGCATACGGGCGCACGGTGCAGGCGACGCGCGAGGGCGCGACGAGGCGCGGCGCCTTCTATCGGCAGGAACGTCGCCGAGCGATCGACCGGGGCCTGGTTCCGTCGAGCGGGCGCGGGTTCCAACTGCGCACCCCACGCCTGCTTCCCGAGGAGATTTTCCGCGTCGCGGACTCGCGCGATGAGGCGATTGCGATGCTCCGCCGATTCGGCTACCTGACGTAGTCGATCACAGACCTGACCTGGCGCAAGGCCCGGTCACTGATCCCGCAATGGGAGACGCAAAACCATGAAGATCCGAAACCGCTGGCTGCCCGCTGCCCAGAGCGCGGACTGGTTCAGCCTGACCCGGCACGACGACCCCGAACCGACCGACCCAGAGCCCGCTCCGGAACCGGCGGACGATCCGGCCGATCCGGAGCCCGATCCGGAGGGTGCCGACAAGCTCGGCGACGCCGGGAAGAAGGCCCTGGAGGCCATGAAGGCGCAGCGCGCCGAGGCGAAGCGCCTGGCCGCCGCCGAGAAGAAGCGTGCCGACGAACTCGCCCGCAAGGTCGCCGAGTTCGAGGACGCGCAGAAGTCCGAACTGGAGAAGGCGACCTCGAAGGCGGAGCGCCTCGAAGCTGCGGCGAAGGCTGCAACGGCCCGTGCCGTGAAGGCGGAAGTGCGAGCCGCCGCATCGGAGTTCGCCGACCCGGAGGACGCCGCAGCCTTCCTCGACCTGGCGAAGTACACCAGCGACGACGGAGAGATCGACACCGAGGCAATCTCGGCTGACCTCACCGACCTGCTGGAGCGCAAGCCGCACCTGCGGCGAGCCGCGCCGGAGCCGCAGAAGAGGCCGGCACCGAAACCCGACCCGAGCCAGGGCGCCCGCCCGGCGGAGCCGCCCACGGACTTCCGGCAGGCTGACCGCGCTGCCCTGGACGCCGAACTGGCGCAGATTGCGCCCGGGTTCCGGCTCCGTTCGTGATCCGTATCCGCGCCCGCCTGGGCGACGGCCGTACCTCCATTGAGGTCGACGGTCACGAGGGTCACGCCGTGGACGGTCGGGTCTGCGCCGCCATCACAGCGATCACACAAACCGCGCTGCTGGGCCTGGAGCAGTACGCCCTGCAGTTCCCGGACCTCGTGTCCGTAGAGATCACACAGGAGTAGATATGTCGACCACACTGACGGCCGTCCGGCCGTGGTTCCGGCTCGACCGCCACGACGTGCGGTCGACCGTCCCCGCGGCGATCCGCGCGATGATGC